CTCCTGCAGTGAATGCGCAATTCCGTGCTTACCGTCTGGCGGACTGGAGTTGGCTCCCTTATTGGGGGTCGACCAGGTCCGACTGATGGGGCCCAAGGTGCGTACTAGGGGTGGACTCCGTCAAAACGAGAGCCCCCATCCACCCCAACTTGGTAGTACGCAGGACCGTGGGACTCTCATCAAAGCCCCGGAGGACCTTTATTATTGACGGTGCCTCGCCGCCAGTAAAATTCCGGGTGCATAACAACTCCATTGTGAATCTCGAGAGAGCTGTCAATGAGCGCGTTTTCCAGGTGCAGCTGAATGGCTGCTTCCGGGAACCGCCCAGGCCACAGAGCTCCGATTTCTTTGCCGGTCGCCTATCTGGCTTCCGTAAGCTGTTGGGACGCCACTTGTTCTCGACCACCCCTATTACCTACGAAGCGTTCGTAGGGCTGTATAGGGGTCGCCGACAGGTGGTCTACCAACAAGCCGCTGACTCCCTTTTGCGGGGGGAGACACTTACTCAGCGGGATGCAGAGATTCGTTGTTTTGTGAAGGCAGAAAAGGTTAACTTTTCCGCCAAGAGCAATCCCGCGCCGCGTGTGATTCAACCACGATCACCGCGTTACAATGTTGAGGTTGGGCGCTATCTTAGGCCCATTGAGGAACGCATCTACCATTCAATTGCTCAAGTTTTTGGTGAACGTACTGTTTTTAAAGGAATGAATGCGGTTGAGCAGGGAAGGTGTATGAGGGAAAAGTGGGAAAGGTTCAGATCTCCTGTGGCTGTGGGTCTTGACGCGTCTAGGTTTGACCAGCACGTCTCGCCGATGGCCCTTAAGTGGGAGCATGCGATTTATTTGTCAATTTATCGCGGAGATCCGTTCCTCCGGAAGCTTCTGTCTTGGCAAGTCCAAAACCGTGGACGCGGTTATTGTAAAGACGGTCGCCTGAAGTATAGAGTTGATGGTTGTCGTATGAGTGGTGACATGAACACCGCCTTGGGCAATTGTCTCCTTATGTGTGCCATGGTGCATGCCTATGCTTCCTCTTCCGGTCTCCGGAAGTTCAGTTTGGCCAACAATGGCGACGATTGCATCGTCATTTTTGAGTCCTCTGAGCTTTCGAAGTTCCAACCCAATCTTGAGCAATGGTTTACCGACATGGGTTTTACCATGAAGGTGGAAGCCCCCGTCTATGATTTTGAGCAAATTGAATTTTGCCAAACTAGACCCGTGCTTGGACCTAGGGGATATACTATGACCCGTATTCCCCAGGTCGCCATGGCAAAGGATTGTATTTCCATTATACCTGTCGATACTCGTGCGG